TAAAAGATATCTATATGCGAATTTTAGGTCCAAGTGAAATTGGTAAGGGAATTTTGATTGAGATGGATGCGGGACATATATCCCCCACTCACGAATTAAACCGATCAATTATTGAAGAGTCCAACAAAAGTATGTTGGATTATTCCAAACCATTTGAGTTTTATGCCGTTCTTCAGAAATACAATACACCAAATAGAAATGGTCGTGTATATCCTGAAAGAATCCTCAAAAGAGAAGCGGATAACTACAAAAAAATGATCAACAAGGGTGTTGCCCTATCTGAACTCAATCACCCTGAATCATCATTAATTGATTTGGATCGTGTATCACACGCTATTACTGAGATTTGGTGGGATGGACATATCCTGATGGGTAAACTAAAACTTCTTACCTCACCAGGTTTCCACGAAAGAGGTGTTGTATCAACTAAAGGTGACCAAGCAGCTAACCTACTTCGTCAAGGGGTAACATTAGGTATATCTTCTCGTGGAGTGGGATCCTTAAAAAAGGTTGGGGAACAAAATGAAGTACAGGATGATTTCGAATTAATTTGTTTTGATTTGGTTTCATCTCCGTCTACACCCGGAGCATATCTTTTTACTGATCCGAAAGAAAGAAATAATTTTGAGGAAAACTTAGAGGAAGAAAAAATGTCTAGAATGTCATCTACAGGTTCAGATACTGGAAAAGGAATGAATCGCTCTATTGACTTATTACAAAAACTTAATCATTATTTAGGAAAATAATTTTACACACATTAAATGGAAAACATGGAAGAAAAGTATTTCGTAGCAAAGATCATGTACGATCTCCCCGATGAGAACTCAGGAAAAATCAAAAAAATTAGAGAAGAAAAACTCGTAAAAGGTTTTAACGTTACTGACGTTGAGGCTAAAGTTACCAAAAGATACGAGGGATTTCCACACGATTGGAGAATCACCGCTGTATCTGAAAGTAAAATCGACGAAGTTGTAGAAAAGTAATTTTTACACTAACATAGAAAGAATCCTCCATCAAAAGTGGGGGATTCTTCATTTAATTTCATTTCTTATTATCAAAAAAAAAACTTTTTTGTATTTGGGTATATTTATAGAGTAAAAAAATAATCATTTAATAAATGGCAGAAAACAAATCTATAGTAGAGGAAGCACTACTCCAAATGAAAAATTTGGAACAAGTAGTAGCGGAGAATGCAAAAGGAATACTTGCTTCAACAATGAAGGAAGAAATCTCTGAACTAGTAAAAGAGTCTCTAAAGGAGGCTGAACACGCTGAAGAAATGGACGAGCAAGAAGAAGATATCTTAGCTTTGGACATGGATTCAGAAGAATCTGACGAAGAAGGTGATGATGTGGAAATGGATTCCGAAGAGGATGAAATGGAAATTGATTTTGATTCTGAGGAAGATGATGAACTACCAATCGACCTTACAGGTGCGTCTGATGAAGAAATTTTGAAGGTTTTCAAAGCGATGAGCGATGAAGACGGTATTATCGTTACACAAGACGATGATCAAGTTCATATTGAAGATGAAGATGCTGACGTAGAATATATCATCCAAATGGAAAGCGAAGAAGAGGAAGACTCTATGAGCGACGAATTGGATGAACAATTGGACATGGATGTTGATGTTGAAGAAGATGAAATCTCAGACGAGGAATTGGATGCGATGATTCAAGATATTTTCAACGAAACAGAAATGGGAGAAGGTGAGGAATACGACCATTACAGAGATGCAGAAAAAGATGATGCGGCTCATATCCGTGATTTAGAAAAGGATATGGAAGATGATTCTGAGTATACTGAAGAAATGGATGAAGTAGTTTATGAAATCGAAATGGACGAAGAGGAAGATGAAGACTCTGACGATATGTCCGAATCAAAAATGACGATCAAACCAGTTATGGGTAACACCAAACCAGCAAAATTAACGACTAAAGCAGAAACTAAGGAAGCGGCAATCGAACCTAAGGGTAAAGCTAAAGGAGTTGGTATGAACTTACAACCTAAGAAATTCGAATTCACTGAAGAGGAAATGGAAGAAGGAAAGGATTGGGGTTCTAACAAACACGAATACAAGCGTAAGTCTGTAGACGGAGTCAAGAAAAAGGCTGGTGAAGGTAAAGATGGTCACTATAAAGACTACGAAGGTAAATTCGGAGGAAATAAAGGTGACAAATCTAAGACTCATCCTGGAAAGAAAGATTACGAAAAGTCTGAGGCTAAAGAAGCTGCAAGAACTTACGGAATGGGTTCTAAAGAAGGTCGTGGTTTGAGAAAAGGTATCACTAATAACCGTAACTACGTTTATGGTGATAACGGAGTCAAAGTTGAATCTATCAATAATGAAGTCCAAAGATTGAGAGAGAAAAACGAAGAATATCGTAAAGCTCTTAACGTGTTCAGAGAAAAATTGAATGAAGTTGCAGTGTTCAACTCAAATTTAGCATACGCTACAAGATTGTTTACAGAACATACAACTACGAAGCAAGAGAAAATTAACATATTGAGAAGATTTGATGATGTTGAATCTTTGAAAGAGTCAAAGTCTCTTTACAATTCTATCAAGAATGAACTAAACACTACGACTCAAAATGTTGTAACTGAATCTGTAAGTAAGATTGAAAAATCACCAGCTTCAGGTTCAGCACAAAATCTAATTGAGTCAAAAACGTATGAGAATCCTCAGTTCTTGAGAATGAAGGATATCATGCAAAAAATCAATAAATAAAACCTAAAAAAAAAATATTAAAAATGGGTGCATTATTAGAAAGTGGTCTTGTTGGTAACATCGGCATGAAGCATTTGAAAGTTATCAAAGAAGACACAATCAACAAATGGGACAAATTAGGATTCTTAGAGGGTCTTAATGGTCACTTAAAGGAAAACATCGCACAGTTGTATGAAAACCAAGCTTCACACTTAATCAATGAAGCTTCTTCTACTTCTGACTCAGGTTCTTTTGAAACTGTAGTTTTCCCAATCGTAAGAAGAGTATTCTCTAAACTTCTTGCAAACGACATCGTATCAGTACAAGCTATGAACCTACCTATCGGTAAGTTGTTCTACTTTGTACCACGTATCCAAGGTTACTCTGGTGGTACTTGGGACGGTGCAACAGGTGGTAGTGGTGATCACTACGCTCCTGTAGGTTCTCCAGGTAACTATCCTGGTGATCCAAACAAAGGTTACGGTACAGACGTAGATGCTGGTACTTACAATCCTGCTTACACTAAGGATTTGTATGACTTGTTCTATGAAGGTAACGAAGCTGCTTTGAACCCTCCAGGGTTGTTCGATTACTCAAAAGGTAGATGGTCAGCTATCACAGCTCCTTGTACAACAGTTGTATGGGAAGATAGTCTTTTGGTACCAAGTGCTTACACTGAGGACAACTACAGAAAAGTGTTGATCGAAATGACTGGATTCATGAACGCAGGTGCTGGTCAGTTGATCGGACCTAACGGTAACATGATGGATACAGAAGAATTCCTTTCAGGTCTTTTGATCTTAGGTGTTTCAGGTAACGCTAACACATCAGCTAACGTTAAAAACCCATACTTGTTTAGAGTTGTAACTCAAAGATATGGTAAGGGAATCGTTGAATACGGAAGTACAGCATCGACTACATGGCCTGGTACAGGTTCAGGTGGTCAGTACAACAACATCTGTAACGCTGATGGTAAAATCTATTTGGAAGTTGATTTGCAAGTTCCTGTATGTGTTGAGTGTGGTCAAACATCACCTGACGGATACACAGGATCTACATTCTCTTCAACTACAGGTGCTTCAAGTGCGTTTGTTGCTGTTTACAGAAACTACGACAACTTGGAATTCGAAGATCAAATCGGTGAAGTTTCTTTCGACCTTGAGTCAGTAACAGTATCAGTTACAGAAAGAAAACTAAGAGCTCAATGGTCTCCTGAATTGGCACAAGACGTTGCAGCATTCCACAACATCGACGCTGAGGCTGAATTGACAGCTTTGTTGTCTGAGCAAGTGGCTGCTGAAATCGACCGTGAAATCTTGAGAGACTTGAGAAAAGGTGCGGCATGGGATCTACGTTGGGACTACAACGGGTGGAAGAGATTAGCTTCTTCAGGAACTACTCCTTACACTCAGAAGGACTGGAACCAAACATTGATCACTGCTATCAACCAACTTTCAGCTCAAATCCACAAATCAACTCTTAGAGGTGGTGCTAACTGGATCGTTGTATCTTCAGAAGTATCAGCTATCTTCGACGACTTGGAGTACTTCCACGTTTCTAACGCGGCTCCTGAACAGGATCAGTACAACATGGGTATCGAAAGAGTTGGAACATTGGCAGGTAGATACCAAGTTTACCGTGATCCATACTTCCCAGCTAACCAAGTGTTGATTGGACACAAAGGAACTAGCTTGTTGGATACTGGTTACATCTACGCTCCATATGTACCTCTTCAGTTGACTCCAACTATGTACAACCCATTCAACTTTACTCCTATCAAGGGTATCATGACACGTTACGCTAAGAAAATGGTTAACAACCGTTTCTACGGACGTATCACAGTTGATGGTGTTAGAACATTCAACTTGAATGAATTGAGATAATAATCTCAATTTTATAAGGAAGGGAGGGTGAATAACCCTCCCTTTTTACTTTAATGGATATTTATTGGAAAAGTAAATAATGTCCACAGCTTGTGTTTGTAGAAGAGTAGGTATAAAAAATTTGATGCCAATAAAAACATTGGTAATTAATTACACTAGATGTTCGGATGAATATGTTGTTCAGAACTATTCGATCAGACCCGGAGAGACAAGAGAGATATGGTATTTGGTAGGATCTTTCAGTACGGCTTTTCCATCCTCATCATATCAAGAAATAGATTATACTTTATGGCCAGAAGGATGTGATGTTCAACCAGAAGTAATCGAATATTTCCTCTTATATGAAAATGGAAACATTATGACAGCACAAAATAACAGTGGTATAGAATACCAATATTAAAAAATTTTTATTGCAATGGCAAACCAAAAAATATCACAATTACCAACTTATTCAGGAAGTACAACCGGTACTTGGTTAATTCTAAACGATGCTACTGAAACTAATACTTATAAGGTATTAACCACAGATATTGCTGGTACATCGGGTACTAGTGGTACTTCTGGAAACGGTTTTGATTGGAAGGGTGGTTGGCTACCCGACGTTAGTTATTTCAAAAACGATACAGTTTATTATGATTATACATCATATATAGCCGAACAAAATATACCTGCCGGTCAATTACCACCTCCGTTGAACAGTGACTGGTCAATCATTGCTGAGTCAGGTTCTTCAGGAAGTTCAGGTTCGTCTGGTTCCTCAGGAAGTTCAGGTTCGTCTGGTACTTCAGGTTCTTCAGGAACAAGTGGTACTTCGGGTTCTTCAGGAACTAGCGGTTCATCTGGTACATCAGGAACAAGT